GGTCTCCAGCTATGGACGGTTGGAACCGGCGTCGCGAAGGCCGAGCTTTACGCCTGGCTGCGCGCGGAACAACCGACGAACCCGGAGAAAACGGGCTTCCCGCGGGGATGGTCCCACTTTCCACAATACGAGGAAGAACATTTCAAACAACTATGTGCCGAGGTCCTCGTCGTCCGGATCAAACGCTCCGCCGGAGCTCGTCGAGAGACCGGCCGCCGCTACGTTTGGGAAAAGACACGCGAGCGAAACGAGCGCGTGGACTGTAGGGTCTATGCTCGAGCGGCGGCCTACGTCGCCGGCGTCGACCGATGGAGCTCCGAAGATTGGGCAACCCAGGCGGAGCTCCTCGCCGGCGGCGGCCGGTCGTCCGCTCCGCCCCGCCGGAGGCGCGAGCGTTCCGGATGGATGACCAGACACCAACGAGATTAGAACAATGCCGATAGATAAATCCGCTCTCCTAGAGAGCCTCGAGGAAGCCAAATACACCGGAGCCTTAAAGATCACCTACCAGGACAGGACCATCGTTTACCGGAATCTCGCCGAACTAAATCAAACGATAGCAGAGCTCAAGCGGGACCTAGGACTCCTCCCCGGCGGACCACGCCGGAAGGTTATCTCGACCGACAAGGGCCTAGGCGGCGAGACCGCGGGGACGATCTAATGGGCTCTCAGGAAGACAAAGCGGCGAGCCTGGCTCCGACCGCGCTCGACCGGGTCGTTACCTGGATCTCTCCAGAGCGGGGACTCGGCCGGATGACCGCGCGCCTCAAGGCTCACCACCTCGAGCTCCACCTCCGGCGCTACGACGGCGCCGCAAGATCCCGCCGGACTTCGGGATGGCTCGCCGGCTCCGGCTCGGCGAATACCGAGATCGGCCCGGCGCTCCATACGCTCCGGAACCGTTCGAGGGAGCTCGTCCGGAACAATGGATGGGCGACCCGCGCCGTCCGGCACCTAACTAACGCGAGCGTCGGCTCCTCCGGAATGCTCGCGACGCCGGTCCAGGGGTCCGACGCCCTACAGGCCACGGTCTCCGAGTTATGGGGAGATTGGACGAAGTCGACAGCGATCGACCCCGAGGGCCGGCTAACCTTCGCGGCGCTCCAGTCCCTTATCGTCCGGGAGTGCTTCGAAAGCGGGGAGGTCCTCCTCCGCCGCCGCCGGCGGCGCGTCTCGGACTCGCTCCCCGTCCCGTTTCAGATCCAACTACTCGAGCCGGACCATATCGACACAAGTCGGACCGAGCGCCGGACAAACGGGAACGTGATTATTCAGGGGGTCGAATATAACCGGATTGGCCGCCGCGTCGCCTATTGGCTCTTCCCCTCTCATCCCGGCGACTCGATCCCGCTTCACGGTCCGCGGCTTGTCGCCGAGCGGGTATCGGCTAAGGATATCATTCACCTATTCGAGCCTCTCCGCGTCGGCCAGGTCCGCGGAGTCCCTCGAGGAGCTCCCGCCCTAATCCGTCACCGCGACTTCGACGAATACGAGGACGCGAGCCTCGTCCGCGCGAAAATCGCGGCGATGACCGTCGCTTTTATTACAAACGACGTCGACGGGAAGCCGGCGACCGGGTACGGCGACGCCGACGAAACGCTCCCCGTCGAGGGTATGGAACCTGGAACGGTCGAGTATTTGCTCCCAGGCCAGGACGTCAAATTCAATAATCCCATGAGCCACGACGGGTACGAGGACTATGCTCGCGTTTCTCTTCGGGCGATCTCCTCGGCTTGGGGAGTCTCCTACGAATCCCTGACGGGGGATCTAACTAGTGTGAACTTCTCTTCCGGCCGGATGGGATGGATCCAAGAGGCGCGCGACGTCGATTCCTGGCGTCGTCATTGGCTCGTCCCGCAAGTTTGCGACACCATTTGGGGATGGTTCCTCGAGGGCGCCGGCCTCGTCGGCGCGATCCCGAGCGGGACGAAAATCCGCGCGGACTGGACCCCTCCACGCCGCGAGATGATCCAGCCCGGCCAAGAAATCCGAGCGATGAAGGACCAAATAGACGCCGGTCTCCTGGCTCCGTCGGAGGCCCTCCGCCAACTCGGATACGACCCTCGGCAAGTATGGCGGGAGACAAAAGGCGACCTCGAGCACCTCTCCGAGATGGGGATCGACCCGTCTCTCCTCCTCAAACTGGCCGAGGAGAATCCTCCCGAATCCGACGCCGTCGAGGACCCGGAGATCCCGGCCGGCTCGGCCGGCTCTCGCGATTTAGCAAGGAACGGCGCCGCGGCGATTGGTATTCTCCACGGGAAGAGGTCTTGACTCTCCGGCCGAAGGGTCGTTAGCTAGAGCCTCCGAGGAAAATATGACGAAACCGAAAACCTCAGCAATTCCCCCCCTCAACCTGCGCGCGGCTTTCGTTCCGTCTACTTGGAACCCCTCCACCGGAGAGCTCGAGCTCGACTTCGCGAGCTCCGCGAGGACGCTCGAGCTCGACGGATGGGGGGATCCCTTCCTCGAGGAGCTCGACCTATCCCCGGAAAGCGTCCGCCTCGAGCGCCTAAACTCCGGCGCTCCCGTCCTGGACTCGCACGGAAAAGTAACGCACCGCGCCGGCGGCTCCGGTCTCGACGACCAGATCGGCGTCGTCGTAAACGCGAGCACCGACGGAACGCGAGCTCGAGCTCGGATCCGTCTCGCCGACGTCGATTCGACTAAGGAGGTCCGCGAGAAGATCGACCAGGGGATTATTCAAGGCGTCTCCGTCGGCTACCGCGTGAACCGTTACCGCGATATCACAACCGCGGAGGACGAGACTCGCGTCCTCCTCGCGGTCGATTGGGAACCCTACGAAATCACACTTACACCGATCCCGGCCGACTTCTCCGTCGGCCTCCGTTCTAAGAACACCGAAACCCGAAACGAATGCTCCATCGAGGAGCCTCAACCTATGAAGACACCGACACCCGCCGAAGGCGATCAGAAAACCGCAATCCAGGCCGAGCGTACTCGGTGCCTGGATATCCGAGGCGCCGCTAAGAAAGCCGGCGACCGCGTAACCTCCGACCAGGTCGAGGCCTGGATCTCCGACGGGACTCCCGTCGACCAGGTCCGCTCCTTTATCGTCGACAACCTGACCGCGCCCAAAGCGCCGACGGCCGCCGACTCGAGCTCGACCGAGCTCGCATCGGAGAGGACCCGCTCCCTCGAGATTTCCCGAATCGGTCGCGAGCATGATCTCGCCGGCGATTTCGTCGAGAAGCATATCGCGGACGGGACGAGCCTCGACTCCTACCGCGCCTTAGTGATTGACCGCCTCGCCGCGGCCGACGATTCCGGTCCCGAGACCCGCACCCAGTCTTCGGGGATCACCGTCGGCGAAGAGTCCGCGACGAAGCGAATCCGCGCGATGCAGAACGTCCTGCACTTCCGCGGCCAAGTCCGCGAGGAGAACGCGAGCGGCGTCCTCGTCCCGATCACCCTCGACGAGGAAGCTCGGAACCTCCGCGGTATGTCTCTATTGGATATGGCGCGCGAGTGCCTCGAGATCCGCGGCGAGAAGCTCCGCGGAATGGGGAAGATGGATCTCGTCCAACGTGCGTTGATGCACACCGCCGGCGACTTCCCGAACCTCCTCGCAAATACCGCCGGCAAGGGCCTTCGCCAAGCATACGAGGCCGTTCCTCGCTCCTGGATGCCCCTCGCGACGCGCTCCGACGCGACCGACTTTAAGGCGATGACCCGCCACCAACTCGGCGACGCTCCGGCGCTTCTCAAGGTCCCCGATTCCGGCGAGATCGAAAACGGATCTCTCGGCGAGGCCGCCGAAAGCTACGCGGTCGAGACCTACGCTCGGACCGTCGCGCTCTCGCGTAAGACGATCGTCAACGACGACCTCGGAGCCTTTACCCGCCTGGCCTCGGCCTTCGGTCGCGCCGCGGCCGATCGCGAGAATGCGGTCGTTTGGGGACTGATTACCGGCAACGTGGTGATGGGCGACGGCGCCGCCTTGTTCTCCGCCGGTCACTCGAACACCGGAACCGGCGCGATCTCGGTCGCCAACCTCAACAGCGGCCAGGCCGCCATGCGGAAGCAAAAAGGCGTAGACAATGAAGAAGGAGAGGCCCAGTTCATCAACGCCACGCCTCGTTTCATCATGGCGCCGGCCGCCCTCGAGGCGACCGTCGACCAGTTCATCGCGTCGACCGTCGTCCCAAGCGTCGCCGGCAACGTGAACCCCTTCGCCGGTCAACTGCAGAAGATCATCGAGCCACGCCTCGACGAAGACTCGGCGGCCCAATGGTATCTTTCGAGCTCGCCGGCTCAGGTCGAGGTTATCGAATACGCTTACCTCGACGGCGTCGACGGTCCAGTATTCGAGCAGCAGGAAGGATTCCAGATCGACGGAATGCGCTTCAAGGCGCGCCTCGACTTCGGCGCCGTCGTCCTGGATCACCGCGGCCTTTATCGCTCGAGCGGCGTCTAAGCCGGAGCTCGACGAACCCGAGGAGGGGAGCGGATAATCTCCTCTCTCCTCTCTCTCTCTTCCAAACACAACCCGAGGCCGACGCGCCTCAAGCCTCGAAACTTCAACCATGACGACAAAATTCAAGCGCTCCGGCGATCAAATGCACTTCACCGCAGCGGGGACTCTCGTCTCCGGCGCCATTCACGTTTTAGGCGATACCGTCGGCGTCCTCGCCGATAACTACGTCTCAGGCGATGAGGCCGTAATGGGCGTGACCGGAACCTTTGGCCCGGTCCCGTGTCTCTCGACCGATGTCATAACGCCCGGCCTGGATCTCTATTACGATTCCGGCAACTCGCGTATGACCCTCGTCGCCTCGACCCACAAATGGGCCGGCAAGGCGGCGAACAGTTCCGCGAGCGGCGTCGCGACTTGCGACGTTACTCTGTACCAAGCCGAGGCGTAAGCCTAGCCTTACTCTCGAGCTCTCCTAATGTCCTGGCACGATGCCGTCTCGAACCTTCAGACGACCGCGGTCCGGATATTCGGCGAGCGCGACTCGGACCCGATCCTCTATCACCCTGGGGGATCGGGTTCGTTCTCGATCGAGGGGATATATCGCGAGGCCGGCGTCGCGGTCGACGTCAACCTAGGCGTGGAGATCAGGACCGAGGCGCCGGAGCTCCACGTTAAGCTCGACGCCCTTCTAGCGATTACCGGCGCCGCGGCGCTTGCGAGCTCGGACGAGGTCACGGTCCGCGGGATCCGCCGCCGCGTCTCGGAGCATATCGGCGACGGCGAAGGCGTCGAGATCCTAATACTCCAGGAAGGCTAAAATGGGACTCGAGAGGAAGGCAATCCGCGCGGCCGCCGCCGCCGCCCTATTGAACAGGACCGCCGCCGGCGCTCGAGTGAAGGCCGAGCGCGCGACCGAAGTCTGGAACGAGGAGACGCCGGCCGTTTCCGTATATGCTCGCCGCGAGCGTATCGAAAGGTTCGACACGGTCGGTAATATCCCTCGCCGGCGTCACCGCCTCGAGCTCGCCGCCGAGCTCTTCGTTCGCGACGAAGACGGGAAACTCTCCGAGGACCTCCTCGACGACCTCGCCGAACAAGTCGTCCGAATATGGGACGCCCTTATCTACGGCGCGACCCCTTTCCCCTCGATCGAGCTCCTAACGATCGACGCCGAAAACTCCGGCCTCGACGAGATAGATATCGACGTCGACGGGGACGGCCGGACGATTACCGCCGGCGCGCGCCTGACTTATTCCGTTAGCTATTTCCGGTCCGCGATCCCGGACGAGGATCTCGAATACCTCGATTGGGCGAACGAGATCGCGGTCTCTTGGGACTTCCCTCCGCCGAATGGAACACCGGAAGCCGAAGACGTTATCGACCTCGACACCTAAAACCCCTAGAGTCTGACTTATGGAAACGCGCAATCTTCAACCAGCCCGGAAGGGCCTTATCGTCGTTCACCCGACAGGCCGCCGCCTCTCCCCCAAGGGCGAGCGCGTTACCTTTACAAACTATTGGGCGCGACGCCTGGCCGCCGGCGACGTCGTCGAGACCAAAGAATTCACCCCTCGCGCAACCGCGCCGAAGGGATCCAAAGCAACCAAGCCGGAGAAAAGCTAGATGGCACCGACCTTCAACAGCGTACCCGCGGACTCCCGAGTCCCGTTTATTTACCTCGAGTTCGACGGCGCCCAGGCGCAACAGGGACCAGGCCTTCAACCTTACAAGGTTCTTGTAGTCGGCCTTCGCAAGTCCGGCGGATCCGTCGCCCAGAAGGTCCCGAAGCTCGTCACCAGCACCGACCAGGCGATCGGGTTCTTCGGCGCCGGTTCTATGCTGCATCAAATGGCGGCGAGCCTCTTCGCGAACAATAAGAACACCTCCGCGACCTTTATCGCTCTCGACGAGACCGGAACGAAGGCGACGGGAACGATCACGATCACGGGCGCCGCGACGGCCGCGGGGACCGTCTCTTTATACGTCGCCGGCGAGTTGATTCAGGTCCAGGTCGCCTCCGGCGATTCGGTGACGGTCGTCGCCGCCGCGATTGCCGCCGCGATCACCGCCCGGACACACCTACCCGTAACCGCAGCCGCGGCCGTCGGCGTCGTCACGCTGACCGCCCAACAGTCCGGAACGGTCGGTAACTCGATCGACGTCCGAATGAACCGGTTTGCCGGCGAGGCGGATCCGGCCGGCCTCACGTTCG